GATTTGACATACCAGCAAGCAGTAGAGATGCACCTGATGTCCAATCATTACCCGCCCGTATCTGCAGACTTCGCTCCGTCGTGCATCCAGGCGATTAAGTCCTTCGTGATAGCCGCATTGTCTGTAGACGCCCACGGCGAAGAAGAGGTGTATCAGCAATTGCAGAACACGCTTATCGAGACGCCCATCGGAATGCGTAGTGCCGCAGAGCTTGTTGAAGCACTCCACCTCGATGCGTTTATCGATTACGAGCTACATAAGCATGGAATATAACCGCAAGAGTGCACCGCAGCGCGCAGTTCTAGAAATCATCAAGGCCGGAGAGTGGAGCAAGGTCCAGTATCTCCACAAGCTCGAGTGCGGACATATTGAGACCCGCAAGAGAGCTGCTAGCACTCCAAAGATTTCTTGTCTCGGATGTGTTCAGGCAGATAAGGCAGAGCAGGTTCTTGCAAGCCTCGCAAGACCGGCAATCATCGAACCCCCAATTGAAGAGATATGGCGCGACGATATCGCAGAAGACGTTGCTCATACCGAGCAGGAGATTGGCTTCATCCGCGCAGGAATCGCTAACCGTCTCGGGATATCCGCAGAAGCCGTTGACGTCGTGATGGAGCAAGATGAAGAGGGTGTCCACCTGTCGTATGTAGTCGTATTCTTCGACGCATCTACCGCTCGTCGTATGGCGAGCCCGGATAACAGAATTGTCGACATCTGACTAGGATGTAGGTATGACAGAAAACATCAAGAATCCAGACCCAATCAAACAGCTAACGGCAGAGATACGGCAACTCGACCGAGAGATTGCCCAGCTCAATCGTGAGATTCTCAAGCTCGAGAAGGAAGAAGCAAAGCAAAACAAACTTGTCGCAGAAACAACAAAAGAATTGGTGCGACTTGACCGAGAGATTGCTCGCCTAACGCCGAAGCCGGCAAAGAAGAAGGTTCAGAGCTCCTGAGCTTCTTGTTCCTGCTGTACCGTATATGCGCGTGTGCCAGGTCCTATCGGATTCACTGAAGTGATATTGAACTCGTGAATCAGAAGATTACGCACCAACCAGTGGAGCGGGTACGACCGTGCGTCTTTGATGTGTTTCTTCCGGAACTCGGCGCAGAATGCCATTGCGCGTTTCTTTAGACCCGGCGTAGCCATGTTGTCTTCGATGCACTGCTTCACTCCGTCCCATCCATGAGACGCGTATTGCATGATTCGCGCCTCAAGGTCATAGTCAGGCCACCAGCGGCGTTGAGCATCGATGTGCGGGAAGCACTCGTATAGGCGGTCGTAGAAATCTGGTTCGGTTGCAACAACATCGCCAATGCGTCGAATTGCTACCGCGTGGAGCGGAATACCAACCCGAGTATTCGAGCCAGTCATAGCCGCCATGTCGTAGTACTCGCAGTACTCTCCGCCGTGTTCTTCCGTAATGAACTTCAGAACATCGTCCGTTGTCCAGTCGTAGATGACTTTCGCGAAACGGAGTGGGATGTTCTTCTTCATCTTGAATGGAATCACAATGTAGTTTTCGTGCAACTTCTGGACACACGAGCGATAGCGAATCATTGACTCATTCGCCCGTACGCCCGTAATGAATGCAACGCGCCCCTTCTTGCCCTGCATCGTGTAGTAGTCCACGGACTGTGGGAGCACTTTAGAGGGGTCTAAACCGAAGTTCTCGGCTCTGATAGCCCAAGGGGGCATTTCACGCACGAGACGGCCTTCTGAGGCCCTGTACGGGCTCCATATGAGGCAGTACTCTCGTCGTCCGAGCACCCATACCTCCTGCCCGTAGGGGAGGCAGTACCACTCCATGTCAACCCAGTCATAATTGCGTACTTTTTCTACGAACTTGACAACCGAGGGGCTCACCATCTCCTCGTCGCGGAAAATTACCTTGACGGGTCCAAGACCACGTTCTTCGTGTATTTCCTTAGCAAGGTAGAGGACCGCAGTCGAGTCTTTGCCGCCAGAGAACTGCACGCATACCGTGTCGAACGTGTCATAGACGTGGCGCATCCGCTCACGCGCTGCGTCAACGCAGTTGATGTTGAGGAAGAGCCGCTGCCGAGTCACTGTGTTATTCGCTGTGAGCGAACTCGAGTTCCATCCGGCCAAGCGGTGTAATTGAGTAACGCGGCTCGCCCTTGCTGGTGTAGTCGGTTATCTCGATGAAACCCAATTTGAGCATCTCGTTTAGATAACTTTGAAGTTCTTCTCTATCGATGTGCTCTGTTTTTGTTTTCTTGTTTTTCCAGAAACCCATTTTCTTCTCCTTGTGGGCTAGACGGGAATTGAACCCGCGACCAACACTTTATAAGAGTGCTGCTCTAACCACTGAGCTACTAGCCCGAGTGATTAGCCGCGTATTCGACGGTAGGTATTACGCATGGACACCGCAATCAGAATTGCATAGCTAATTGCAGTGCTCGCTAATACGGTCAGACCAATGAGGGCCAAACGTAAGGGAGCGAAGGGTCTTCTGTCCATCCGAACTGAGTATAGTGCTCCGGAAGCTTGCGTAGCAAATTTGCTCGGTGGCTAGCGTGGACGTTGTCGTCTCCCCACCATGCGGGAAGGTCGCTCCAGTCTGGCTCAATGATGTCCATCATCTTCTGCAGGCACGTATCGTTATACCCGCGAGCAATCCACGCCTTGCAGATGTCGATGCCATATGCACAGAGACCGTTTGCGTGACCACTCCACATCTTTGTTGCTGGGTGATTTGACCAGCCGTAGCCAGGAATGGTCAAGCTCTTCAGTAGTTGAAGTGTCTCAACCCGCTGTTTTCCTAGCCGGCGGTAATCAAGACATTCAGCCGACTTGGTGAATGAATCGTAAGGTACGAACGTTTGCATTTAATAATCCCTTCTAGTAGTGTGCCTCATCGTACATACCGGCTCAGGGAATTGCAAATGGGGGATTATGACTCTCAAGAACCTAAGAACATTCGAAGTACTCGAATACGACCAGCACGGAGACGGAACCAGGGTGTGGCATGCCAGGTGGAATGGTGGCGGCGAGATAACTGTGTATCTGGGCACGTCTTCAGAAGACGAGATACTCGTTAAACGCCTTCAAAAGATTCAGGTAATCAAGGGGCGAAAGAATATGCGAGTCAACGAGTTTCATCAAACGGTATCCGAGTTCATTGAGTCAATGCTCGAAGCCGAGAAAGTAACAGGGAAACAATGGAGCGCATAGTCGAGTATCAGGAGTTCATAAAGAAGTTCGCCATTTATCCAAAAGACCAAGCGCTCAGCTATCTGGCACTGGGTCTCGCATCCGAGGTTGGCGAAGTAACAGGAAAGCTCAAGAAACTAATCCGAGATAACGGCAGTGTGATGTCCGACGAACAACGACGCGCACTCAAAGCAGAACTAGGCGACGTCGCTTGGTATCTTTTTATGCTTGGGACCGAGATGGGACTAGATATGGCGGAAGTCCTCGAAGAGAACGTCATCAAACTGGAAGGGCGTTTGCACAGAGGCAAGCTTGGTGGCAGCGGCGACAATCGATAAAAAGTGAGGCGCGCCCCCACCCGAAAGGTGAGTGAGGACGCCCTCACATCGCGGAGTTCGTCCAATGTCCGGCGAGAGTTGGAACGTGTCTTGCGCGACACTGGAAGCCTATACCAAGACAATGCGGTGCTAAGGTAGGTGCAGGAGAATCACATATGGCTCATGAAATCGAGATAAACAAAGGCAAAGCCCGCATGGCTTATGCGCTTGGTGGCGACCGCAAGGCCCCATGGCATCGTCTCGGTACACCCATGGCTGGCCTTCAGACGATGGACGCAATGCTTCAGGCGGCAGACGCCGACTTTGACGTCGTGCTCACGCGGGTTGCAGCTGTTGACGAATACGGCAATCTGATTCGCGATAACGAAAACAACGTTGTAATGATTGAAGACAGCAGAGCTACAGTTCGACAGAACGCGGATGGGAGCTTTACGCCTCTTGCCACTGTTGGTACCCGCTATGAAGTTCGTCAGAATAGAGAAGTACTTGAGCGTGCATTAGCAATTGTTGGCGCATCACAAGGTGACGCAGTTATGGACACAGTTGGCGTGCTTCGCGGTGGAGCAAGATTCTTCGCAACAGTCGAGCTGGACGGTCTAATCATTGACCCGAAGGGCGTTAACGACAAAATCGATAGATACCTTGTTATTAGCTCCGGGCACGATGGAGTATGGCCAATCCGCTATGCAAACACGGATATCAGAGCGGTATGCAACAACACTGTAATTATGGGCCTGAAGAACGCAAGTCGTGTATTTACTGCCCGACACACCCGCAATGTCGACTCAGCGATTGAAGACGCACGCGAGGTGCTCAATATGTCGGTGAGCTGGGCGCAGTCGTTCTCTAGGGAGGCCGAGCGCATGCTTGGCATCAAGGCTCCGATGGGCGGCACAAAGGTAGATGCCGTAATCAATACCGTGTTCCCGAAGGATAAAGACGAGACCACTCGCCAGAAGAACAACCGTGAAGAGGTCAACAACATCATCCGCTCCTTGTACATGAATGAGCGGAATGGCGCAAAGTACGGGTTTAACGGATGGTCGCTCTACAACTCAATCGTGGAGTATCTGGATTTCTACCGAGCAGTTGATTCAACATCCAGTGCTATCGCGTCAATGGACGACACGTCCTCAATTACGCAAAAGAAGTTGCTTGCACATCGCGCGGTGGTATCATAAGTACATGTCTGATGCCTCCTCAAACGAATGGGATGATGACGAAGAGTTGACAGACCTCGACGACGAGGAAGGGCTCGATGTGTCTGAGGAAGAGCTAAATGAAGCGATGTCTGAGCTTCATAAATCGATATTCGAAAACAAGGTGATTAGCACCTTTGTAAAGAACGCCTATGATTTCGGTGGAACCAACACCCTGCTTGAAGTG